TTTTTAATCACTGCCTCAATCTCGGCTGTGATGTCTATAATTTTTATTATATTGCTTTCGTTCAAGCATCCTCCTGTTTTCGCTGTATTTGTAGTATGCCTAAATTTAATGGATGCCATAGCTTTGAATGCGTACATATTGTTCTCCTTATCTTTTTTTCTGTTTATGCTCTGTTATTGTTATGTCGTATGTTGCTTTTTCATTATATTTAATTGGTATTGAAAAAGAATTAATAGAATAAATTACACCCATAATCCCAACTCTAGGCAAACTTAAGTTAGGCTTAATAATCATTAATGGGCTAAGTATTTTTTTGCCTTTCATTTTACTTCTCCCCCTATTGTTACTACCCCATACTCTGCCGATGTTGATCCGGTAAATACCGTATCATCCTTGTCTGGTCCTAAAACATATCCTCTCTTTTCCGCTATAATCGATACCGTCAACGTCTTATTATCATTACTCATTTTCTGTATTGTTGCGCCAATATAGTTTATTTCGCCATAAGATATAGTTTTATTTCCACATCCCTGAATACTTGTTATTGCGCTATTTACGTCTACTGCCCCAGACCATGCTCCTTGATAATCTATTTCAAGCTGATAAGTATTCTTCCCACATCCCACTAATGCCAATAATGCAAATATAATTAATAGCTTTTTCATCTTACCCGCCCGTCATTCTTTTAATAGACTTTTTAAATTCAACTATTCCCATCATCTTTTCAATATTTCCAACGTGATCTATCCCTAATCCGATTATCCTTGCCATATCTATTTTATGTATTCCGGCTAATCCTGCTAAATTTTCTATACAATAGCATATTTCGCAAACATCCTTTTTAACAGCTATAAAATGTTTATCTTTATTGCGTTTTTTATATTTATATTCTTTCCCTATTGGTGGACGGCCTCTACCACCTGGCTTCCATGCGTTAAAGCTATCTATCTGCTGTTTGCTTCTCTTTTGCATGATTATATAATATCCTTTTTCTCTTCAGTTGCCAATATATTTTCAATATTTAATTTTACCGGCTCATCCACAAAAGGCTTGTCAAGTTTATGCTTATAAAACCAACATGACTCAAGTATACCCTGCAATGCCTCGCCGAGTGCTTTCGGGTCGTCACTGTGGATAGTGTCAAGGTATGACTTAATGTCTTGAAGTGTTGTCATCCTACCTCTTTGAGCTTTCGATGCGTTCGTAAATATATTCACTCGACCTTTTACTTTGGTTAAATAGTTCTTTTGTTGAATATTTTGTTGTCCCAGCCCACTCATTAGTGCCTCGCAATTTATAAAGCCACTGGTATTCAGGTTCTTTGGGAGGCTCTTCTTTGAGTAGTCCTTTATTTCTAAAAAATTCAATTATTCTATTACGACATTTATACCATGATTCATTAAATGTAAATAATTCAAAAACTTCTTTCTCCGTCACCTTCTTCGGCTGTTCCTCAATAGCTTTGATTGCAAATTTTGATGCTCTTGCAACATCAGGATGATAAGAACCGCTAATAACAATATTAAATATCCTAACGGCCTCTTCCTTCGTCATTTCTTCACTCATTTTGACCTCCAGATTTCTATGTCCTTGTTTAGCCCATTCGCTTTTAGTATCAACATGTATTCGTGGTCTTGGATCGTTCATTCACACGCCTCGCAACGCATTTTCATAGTCTATCCTTCTTTTCTTTTCTCATTTTACATAATGATATAAGTTTAAGTCTGTAACAATTTTCTTCCATCATGAATTTTACAGCTTCCTCTGCATATTCTTTTGCCTCTTTTTTGTTTTTTAACATTCCATTATCAAACTTAAATTGTATTCTTGCTAAATACATTTCGCACCTCTGCTTTTACGGACTCGATGCGGGATGACTTCATCGCAAAACATCATTAAAAAATCAGTATTCATAAGTCCTGTAAAATCCCAATCTTTTTTAGTCATTTTTTCTTTACTCATTAGTTTAAAATCAATATGTTTATAGACCATTGTGTAAAATTTATCAAAATCTATTTTATTGAAATAGTGCCTAACTTTAATGGACTTGAATAAATCATTTATTGAATACTCTTTATCCTTACAGCTAAGTTTAAGTTCATCCTTTCTTTTCATCTGCGTCCTCCGGCTTCTTCAAATTATACAATTTCCAGTTTTTCCACGCTTCTCTTGGATATGCCCATATATTTGTTTCAATCCCACATTTATTACAAGCAACTCCAAATGGCCCTTCCATATCAAATTGATCTTGGCCAAACAATTTCCCTTCACCACCACATATTTTACATTTTATGTCTTTAGCTTTCATTTTACCTTACCGCTCATCTGTTGCCTCCAGACTTGTTATTTTTATGTAATGCTTGAACAAATTCCAATACATTCTGTCTCTTTTTCATCATCGTTATTGTAATAATTTGGTAATTCCTTTCGTTCTATTCTACCACGAAACGATTCAAGTGTTTCATCTTTAAAGAATGAAATATCTTTACCTAAGTATTCGCGCATTTCTATTTCAACACGCTCTCTATCCGCATATATTTCTGGCAATTTTTCATAAAGAAGTTTCCAATGTTTCTTACCCGCCCTAACGCACCCACCAGAACAGTTGTTGTGAAGAAATCCCAATTGATACAGAAGTGGTTCTTTAATATTTACCGTCTTTAAAAAATCGTCAATCTGCTGTTTTGTTATTCCATCACTAATTAAAGGAAACAATATCGTGGGCCATTTTCCTGTCTTTACGGCTACAATTTGGTATACAGCAACAAGTCTCTTTGATCTTTCCTGTTCATCAGAACCAATCCCAAATATAATAGTATCACCGTCTTTATAGAACTTCTGCAATCGTTCTGCCTTCAAAATGCGAGAACAGAATGGCATACGATTATTTGCTAACGCTTTATTATCATAAAACAACTGCTCAGGACTTCTTCCATCTGAATCATAAGTAATAGGATGATTAAAATATTTAGACAAATCATCAAGAAACCTGTATAAATCTGGATGTTCCCATTTAGTATCATTGAAATATAAAATCACTTCTTCTTTTGGGTTATTCTTTAATGCCCAGTATGCACAGTAAGCAGAAGCTTTCCCACCGCTAATTGCAACTATTACGCTCATCTCTTCACTCCTGCTTTTGTTCTTCAACAAATTTTAATGTTTCACTCATATCTTTATAGCATACATTTAAAATAACTGGACGAATTGATTTTCTTAAAATATCAGCAACAGCTTCAATGCCATCATTACGACCTTCAATCATTCCGTCATATTTTCCTTTATTATACCAATATTTTTGTTCTTCCGTCATACTATCACTCCTGCTTTTCAAATTCTGCTATCAATGAATAGGGTTACTACTCATAATCAAACCATCCGCATTTTGCTGCTTTTTGAAAGCATATTTGTTTTGAAACACACGTATGTAATTCTGAAATCAAATCTCTTGCCTCTCCTTTGTATTTAGGCATCTTTATTTTTCTTTGAGCTATAATATTTAGATTCAATATTGCATTTTTTTGTTTTAAAGTTATTTTATCCATTTTCCAATCATCGTTTTTCATCTTACTCCTCCTTTGTGTATTTTGGAAGCTCTGCCCACGCAATAATAGATGTGTATAAATTACTTATAATTATTCCATTACAATTTAAAAACCATCTATTTGCACTATCAAAACAACATTGTATAACATCTTTTTTTTCACCTACTTTCAGCAAGCACTCACTATCATCGGTCGGCAAATCATTGACCATATCCGTATGCCAAACAACCTGTTTCTTCTCAAGCTCTGCTATTCGTGCCTTGAGTTGTTCGTTTTCTGTTTCAAGTTTTTCGTAGTCTGTATAGAAAACAAAATCTCCATGATTTGAAATATCCATTTCTTCCATGCTATGAAGACATTCAGGACATGATCCTTGTTTCCATCTCATTACATCGCTCATCTCATCCTCCTAAAAATAAAGCCGATGCATCCGGATTTCACGGATGACTACCCTTCTCCCGCCTGACCTCTGCGCGCACGGTTTGAGCTTCGGATTCGTTCATCGGCTTTGCCGTCTTTCCGGCTGTCATACGTTGAGCATTGTTAAGAGGCTACTGTATCTATTTTGCATCGGCAGGATTCGAACCTGCGGACTCGCAAATATTTGCTTCTTTGTACAAGTCAGTCGTTTTAATCCATGAGCAAAAGACAAATAGCGTTTACCTATTGTCAATCATTTTGGATACAGACAACCGCCTTAAACCACTCGGCCACGATGCAATTAAAATAATTCCATTTGCGACTTATTGGCTAAATAATTCCATTTGCAATCCATCTTCTTTTTTCTCGACCTCAACGAACGGACACGGCTCGGTTGGTATCACGTTCCTAACTTTGTCACGCCCATCATGCAAACACCGTCCATGCTGGAAGATACTTGTTGTATCTACAAGCAAATTGCATTGATAAGGTAAATAGCAATTAGTCCGCTTTTCAGCCACTTACTATTGACCTCGCTTTCTCTCTTAATCTGTCGTACCACTCTTGACCACGCTTATCGATTATCCAACCAGTAAACAAAGTTGGTGTCTCATGCGCTGAAAAATCAGTTTTGAACTTGTGATGTCCGGCACACAAGCAACATCCATTATCAACATCATGCCTGACAGACTTGTTTTTTCTGCCAAAAATATGATGAGAGTTTAAATACTGCGTGCTTCCGCATTTCTCACATTTAAACCCTGCTATCTCTTTTACCTTTAAACTCCATTCATCCATAAGCCTTTTAGCTAAACCCTTCTTTCCAGTTCTTTTCTTTGGCTTCCCCTTACCGTTCGATCTTGTCTGCTGCGCCTTGCTTATTGCGTCACACATTTTTAACCATCCTATAGTGACCTTTTTCATTTCTTTCAACCAATTTTAAAATAACAAGTTTTTTAAAAATAGGTGATGCCGTAGAACTATGATAATATTTATGCAAACTTTCCCCGTAAGCATTCCCGGCTTGTGTTGGAGACACCCATCCTTTCCCATCAAGATATTTAAAAAACCATCTTTCTTTAGTTGAAAGATTATTTTTAGCATTTTTTAAATCTTGTTTAAATGCTTCATACATTCTCGACATCTTACTCTCCTATCCTAAATTTGGGAAGAATGCCGGAGTTGGTTGTCCTCCGGCAAATATAAAAAAGGGGGCGTAATAAAGACAACGGCAAAACACGGGTGAGGTCTACAGATGATGAGTCGTGTAAGTTGTCCGCATAATGCCGTTGCTGATTTTTCATTGTTTTTATTTTCATCATCTTATTAAAACCTCATAATCAATATACTACAATCCATCGTAAAAGTCAATAGCAATATCATTTTTTTTTATTTAATTTCGCCTACGCTTTCTTTCATCACCGCTGAACTGTGCAGGTCTTTCCAGTAATCTCTTTCGTGATGATCCCATGTGTCTGGATCTTCTGGAAGGCTTGCTATCATATCCAGTACTTGCCGTCTCTTTCGTACAGACAAGGCATAATTTTCTTTTAGCGTTTCCAGTGCCGTGTCTACCTTCGGCTTTTTTTCTGTTGCTTCGATTTTATGTCTACCCATTAGTAGTTCCTCCCGTTTATATCGGATATTATTTTGTCCATCTCTCTCGCATAGAAGCTGTCGAAATCGCAATCACGGTCTTTTGAGTCAAACCAATTTTCAATGGCAAGCCTCAACGCTACTGACTTTTTACCCTTCATAACCGTTTTGATCTGTTTGCCTTCCGTATTTGTTATGACAACATTTCCAAAAGGACGGCATTTGTATTTGTATGTATCTGATCCGTCTTCATTATCTGTTATGTCAATCCCATTACAAACCAATTCAAGCGCCATTGTGTAGCTTTTTCCTGTTGTCAACGCTTGCGGAATTGAAGCACTTCCAGTCAATTTAATTTGATGTTCTTTTATCGTTCTCATGTTTCACCTTCTTTTCAAACATATCCGCATAGTAGTTTTTGCACTCATAGCATGGCATTTGAAAAACTCCATCATCATAATGTTCGCATTCTTTGCATTTGTCGTTCATGTTATCTATCCTCCCACGGCATTTGTTCGTTCATCGGATCGCCTTGCATTTCGTCCGGCTGCGCGCTTGACTGTTGCTGTGGTTGTGATTGATTGTTGTTTGTTCCTTCGTTCTTTGGCTCAAAGTGAAAAGTTCTAACATCCATTTCAGTAGTTTGAACTTTCTGCCCTTCCTTGTTTGTATAATCTCTACTTTTCAAACCGCCTTCGACAACAATCGGACTGCCCTTCTTAAAGAATTTACAAATATTATCCGCTGTCTTTTCCCATGCAGTACAACGCATAAATAATTTGTTTTCAGTCTGTCCAAATTTCTCCGACCATGCGATAGTAAAATTTGACACGTTCTTTCCGCTTGCCGTCTGTCTTGACACCGGATCAGCCGTAAACCGACCCTGCAATGTAAAATGGTTAACACTCATTGATATCTCCTTAAACTTAAATTTTTCTACATCCACCGCCAACCCGATACTTTTTCTTTTCCTCCCTACTCAATTTATTAAACTTATCCATTGCCATTAAAAACTTTTTGCTATATGACAAAGCCGGATCACCGTTCTTTTTCAATGGCTGTGGACCACTCCACGCAGTATCTTCAAACAGTACCCCGTCAAATTCATATATCCCACCGCAACAAATAAAGCCTTTACTCATTTTTTGCCATCCTTATTTAATCTTCGTGTCTCTTTTGCATTCTTCATGTGCTTCCCTAAATCTAATCTTAAATGATGTTTTTGACAACATACTAAAAGATTAGGATATTTATTATTTGTCTTATCACCGTCAATGTGATGAGTAGTTAAAACAACTTTTGAAGTTATTCTAAAATCACCATCAACTTCTATCGCCCATCGTCCATGTTCATTCCAAACTATTTTTGATCCATTTGGGACACCGCACATTTCACATCTATTCCCAGCTCTGATAAGCTCCATCTTCACTATCTCTTTCCAGTTTTTAGGATAATCCTTATAATTGCATGGCATCACTTCACCGCCTTATTATTCGGGCAGTCTCCGTTACTGCATACGTCAATAAACTTTTTCTTGATTACTTTCTTCATAGCTACTCCTTATTTTATAATATTTGTTGATCTATATATTTATTTGTTTTCTTTTTGTGAAACATATTCTCTTGTTGTTTTTCATTTTCAATCCACTTCATAGCATCATCATAATATTTTTTTATTATTTCAAATCCGTACCATTTACGATTAAGTCTATGACTTGCAATAAGGGTGGATCCACTCCCAGCGCATGGGTCAATAACTACATCACCTTCATCCGTAAAAATCTGTATTAATTTCATCAAAAGATTAACCGGCTTTTGAGTTGGATGGATCTTCGGACTTGAAGTATCTTTATCCCAATCGATACAGTTAAAAACCATCTTTCCATGATTATTAAACTTAGGCAATTTATCCCTATAAAATATCAACCCATATTCGCAATTTCCAACTATCCTCATATTCGCTTTTAATACTTGCGCTGAAAAGTTCTTTCTGAAAATAAGATTTATATATTTATTAAATCCGTGTTTTTTTGCCTCTTCAATCAAACTAAACTGCTGTTCAAATGCACAAAAAATAATCATACACGGAGCCTTCCCAGACTCTTTAGGCTCTGGCCTTAAAAGTCTTTCGCAAAAGTCGAAGAACTCTGATATTATAAACTCATTGTCATTATTAAAAAATGACTTTCCTGCAAGTTTGCTTTCTCCGTTCTTATTATCTCCGTCAACGTACCATGCCGGATTAGACCCATAGGCATTTTTACCTATCTGATAGGGTATATCCGCTATCAATAATTGACACCGCTGTATATTGTATTGTTTTGAATTCTGAAAATTATCACGAATAAGCATATTCCATCCTTATTTTATAATTTCAATTACTTTTGTGTACTTGCCGAAACTTATTTAACATCCCGATATCCTTCGCTTGCTTCCCAAATTCGCCTAACAATATACGGCGTATAAATATTTTCTAACATCTTACGATCTGCATTAGCCGTTATGATAGTTGGGAAAATTCTAATATCCATTCGTGCATCAATGACACCGTGTATTAAATTCTTTTTATATGCCGTGTCACTTTCAGCACTATGAAATTTATCGAAATCATCTATGATCAACATTGAAACTTCTTTAATATCCTTTTCAATTTTACCTGTCATTATTCCAGTTATGATCCCTTCAGGCATAGTCCATAAAATATAACGTTGAGTTTCTTTTATAAAGTTCCACGCTACCCATGCACTATCGAAACTTTTTCCCTTACCGCTTTCAGATCCGGCAATTATAAGCCATGCGTTTTTCTCCCACGCCTTATCAGTAACATATTTTTTAGCACCATTGCTTATTCTTGACTCGTCAATAGTTCCTGCATTAAATACGTTCCTGAAACGTTCAGGGAGAGCCTCACATCTCCATCGTATTTTATCTGCTAACATTTTATCTTCTATGGCTTTATGTTCAGCCTGTCTTTTATCGTACGCTTCTTGATCAAAAGGCGTTGATGCCATTATTTTTCTAAACCTTTCAGTTAAACTATTTTCCATAAAAACTCCTTACATCTCAAAATCTTTCGTTTCCTTCCGTACCTTCCCCTGTTGCTGTGGCTGTGGCTTGTCCATGCGTATCCAGTTTATTAATTCACACCAAAGAAGTGGTGATGGAAAAGATTCTATTATTCTTTTAGCGTTAAATTCTTTTGTAGTGTCCATTTTGAATACTTCACAAAGTCTTTGAGTATCTTCAAGTGTTGCTATTGCCATCCATTTTTTAAATTGTTTCCATTGTTTATCCTCAAAATGAGGTTTTAATTTTGTCTTCGATTCCCATGCTTTCCATAATAAATCAGTATGTTGTCTTAATATACTATTATCTTTATTATTAGATATACTAATATACTGGGCGTTTTCCGAAGGGGTACTTCGGGATTCCGAAGGGGGTATTTTGTTTTCCGAAGGGGTACTTCGGGATTCCGAAGACGCAATTAAACTTAAATTAGCATGATTTTCTATTTTAAATGGGTCTTCAACAATACCTAATTTAACACATGATTTTAAGTACCTTTGAGTTTTTATTCCAGTTGTTGTTTGAAATTGAGATATCTTACTTTTAACAAATTTCTTTTCACATAAAGATTTTATTATTTCTGATATTCTTGATTCTGATAAATTCATAAACTTACCAAAATATGAATTGCCTGCTGAACATCCTTCTTTTGTTCTATCAAGACTTTTAATTTGTGTAAACACAATCTTCTCCGGTAATGAAAGATCTGCATTAAACCAAATTTCTCTTGGTATCCATACACCTTCAATATTATCATAATTCACAATTATATCCTAAATAAAAAAGTCCGTCCAGTCTCTCAGGTGGTAGCCGACAGGAACCCTTACAGGTAAGTGTTGTTTTAGCCTGAGTCTTTGACGAACATTTAATTTCTTTAGGCATTTTAAGAGTCCTTGTTATCGGCTACCAACCGATGCCTTAATATACACAATTTATCGCTTCAAGTCAAGTAGAATATCATTTATTTTTTTAATTTTCTCCGCCGTCTTATCCGTCACCTTCGCCAGTATGTTTTCTGCCACTATGTCGAACCATTTAAGATCGTGTGGGGTGCACATTCAGTCCTCCAAAAAGCTACCTGTCTTTATAGGCTCTCGCTTGATAAACTTCTCTTTCTTCTTGCCGTACTGCTTATATTTTATTATCGGTCTATAAACCTTTTCAACTGTTAAGGATTTCTTAATAGTTGGCTTATGTCTCCATTTATTAGGGTCACATTGAGTGCATCCAAACAGTCTCTCAACGCATCCGGAGCAGTATTCATTCATCTTTTTTTATCGGTATGAATTGTAATTCAGGCTCTTCATTTTTTATCCATGCGTTAAGACTGCGAAGGCGTTCAGCTTCTTTATTTTCTTCGTCAACATCGTAAATCATCACGCCACCTTATGCGCTTTGTCGAGCATGCGGTTTTTAACTCTTGCTTTGTGGTTTGACTGCGCCACTATACGACTTGATAGGTATGCCATGTAATCAATGAAATCTTGTTTTTTAGTCATTAGGAAATACCCGTCTCCAAGATTCCCAATCTCAGGTGTAAACTCGATAACCTTGCGCACAGCCCTGTCTGAAATACCCATCATCTCAACAAGCCATGATCTCGTACGTGTGTTATTTCGACTCGTTCCTTTCATCACCAACAATAACCTATCCCGGCAATCAAGCAAACTGTAATTTTTCATAAGACCTCCTTTTAAAGATTGAATTTTATTGTTCCGCATTCTGGACATATATATAAACACCTATTGTCAATGTTTTTCGTTGTATAACCATCCCAACATATATCCATTTCTCCAAGAACTGTCATTGTCTTAAATGGATCAATACCTTTAATTACAATATCGGTTTTATTTTTACTATCCCATTTACTTTCATATTCATATCCACATATACATTTCATCCTTACACCTCCATTTAAAATTCGCCGTCTGCGATTGAACGCTACGCCTTGAGCGAACGGCTTTTGTTATTTTAGCTTAAACTTCTTTCCGCAATGTGGACACGTGATCTGGCTTTTCAATTCAGCTTCAAGACGCGCGGTCTCTTCTCGTTCAGCTTTCAGCTTTTCGTTGATGGCATCCTGTTTTTTCTTTGCCTTCTCTCTTTCTTCTGCTAAGATTGCCTCCTGTTCGGCTCGTTCTGCATCGGCTTTTCTTTTCTGTTCGGCAATGATTGCATCTGTCTTTGCCCTTTCTTCTCTTGCCTTGCGTTCTGTTTCGGCTCGTTCTATGGCAAGCGACTTTTCTTTTTCAACTGATTCAATCCGCAGCCTTTCCAGTTCTTCGGCATCGGCTTTCTCTTTGGCTATGCGATCTTCCTCTGCTTTCTTTTCAGCCTCTTCAAGCATCTTTTTTGCCTCTTCTTCTTCTTTGAGTTTAACAAAATATTCCTGTGAATAGAGATACTTTTCAATCGGATCATACAATGCTTTTAGAACATTCGCAATTCCATCAATAGCCTTTCCCTCTCTTTTTGATTCCTCTTTCAATGCTACCCGAATTCGTTCTATCGATAGCCGTTTTTGTTGTAAAACTTTTCGACCTTCTCTTGCACACTCGATTTCTGAAAGTTGATCTCCTGAAGTTACTTTGATAGCCCTTGCCTTGTTTGCCCATTCGTCCGCAAGTTCAAAGGCATCTTGAAACTTTTCAAGGATGATCTTTGCCTTGCTTTCTACCAGTCCGCTATCCTTGACAATAATCGATAGTTGATTCGTTTCCATCATTTGACTCCTTTAAGTGATTTTCCTTTTTTGATTATGGCAGGCTCCAAAATACCCCAGGATTCCTGATCATCCGCGTATCTTGCTTTAAGTTCTTTGTAATATACGGCAAGCTTCGTGTCGTTTTTAAACGCCTCGACTTCTTTGAGAATGACAGAAACTTTCTTTTTATTGTATGCCATAGTCAAGCTCACCAACGAGTCCGGCTCAATCGTGTCCTTACACTCTGTGTAATATTCTTCCAGTTCCTGATCTGTTTTCTTGTCTGAAATAATATCACACATAGTCTTTTGCTGTTCGATTGTAAGTTTGTCTTTTGGCGTTTCAGGCTTTTCATTCTTTTTACTCGATGAATTGCCATCGTCTGAAATATTGTTTTCTTCTGAAACAAGTCCGGTGATAGCTTCAAAAGTTTCTATTTTAAGATACGTCCGTGTTGATTTCCTTTGTTGAACTGCATTTTTTTTGCCGGAATCATCTATTGGAGATTCAGCCGAAACAGATTCTGAATGACCAAGGCAATGGGTTAAAATACAAACAACTCTGATTAAATTTTTATCAGAAGAGTCTGGATAATCCCATCTCATTGAAAGGCCATGTTCAGCAAGTGCCGGAGTTGCTTTATTAACAATCTCGCTTATTGAACTATACCACGAATCAAACTGTCCATTTTTTTTATCTTTAATTATCTTTGGAGCAATTTTCTTAAATTCCGCCATTGCCGAAACATAAGCCTTTTTTGCTTCTCCTGCTTCGTACCTATCTTTGAGATCCATGACCTGCTTGAAATAATCAAGCCCCTGACCTTTTTCAATGACCTGCTGTAACATCTGCATCATTGTAACCTGTGTTTGTGTAATCTGTTTTTCTTCAACCTTCGCAACTTCGTTCATAACGCCTCCTGTTAGTTTAAATTCTTTTTTCTCATCATCAATTCGATTTCTGCCAATAATTTATTGACCCGCAACCAGTTTCTATCGCACCACTCTACTTCATGGAAATATCCTACCCCGTTAGACAGTGAATACCAACAAAGCAATTTTATATCACATTTAATCATATACCCATCAGAATCAACTTCTGATAAACATATTCCTATAAATGTTCTATTCTTATGCGTTATTGTAAACTCTGACTCTCTCATGGCTCTACCTCCGACCATTCGGCACCGCAAACCTCTAAAATCTTTTTTAGCGTTTTTGTATTTGGAGATGATTTACCTGATGTATACGCCCATAAAGTTTCTGACCGTATACCTACCTCCTCCGCTATTTTCTCGCGCGATTTTTTGCTTTTTGAACATACTCCGCGCAATTTGTCGCAAAATTCAGCTTTCTGTTTGTCTACTCGCATGATACCTCCACGATAGATTTTTCGTATTTCAAAATAAATCCGACACGCTTCCCTTGTTTGTATACTGGACGCGTTGTCCGCGGGCCTTTGACAGTCAAAGCGTGCATACCGATTGATCTTTGATTGATCTTTGATTGATCTTTAACAAACATCCATCCAAACAAAAACGATAAAATACGTTTAATAAGTTTCATAATACCTCCATTCTTGAATTAAGTTCTGTGTCAATCTTTGATTTCGTTGCTTCCAAATACTTTTTTAAAAGCCATTCCCAATGATCTCCGCAATGTTCCACAAGCAAGTCAAGTATATGCAAATACGTGTCCTGTAATGATAAAAAACTTTTACTATCCATTATTTTTTTCTCCTAAACTTGATAAGATATTTTCGTTATCTATAAACTTTATAAAATTATTTATAAATAAATCGTTATTACATGATTTTAATAGTTCCAAGTATTTTAAGTATTTATAACGTACACGTTGACTGGCGTATTGATTTTTTAAATCATCTGTTTCAATCATATAATATGTATGGTTCCAACCAGATCCAGTCCGGTATGTTTTTTTAGGTATTTTTTCTTCGTAATTATCGTTTATGCGAATCCATATATTAGATTCTGTTTCACGTGTTACGACATATCTATTAAGCTTATTTCCGAATGACCCAGATGTATATAAATATTTCTTGCTATCCATGTTTTCTTTTCTCCTCAAATTCTTTGAATTTTCTTTCACATTCTTTCCGTACGTGTTCGCTTGTCAAATCAGATAAATAAATCATAATCGATGAACCCGAAGTCTTTTCATTAATCATAATATAATCGCCTTCACCAGTTCCCCAATTTCCAATCCCAGGGACGTAATCAGCACCGACAGCCATGACAATCTTTTTGATCTGTTCAGGAGTGAATTGTTTTTTCATGGTTACTCCTTTTTATATTCAGCAAATGGTGTAAAAATAGTAGTTCCTTCATCAAGCATTTTCAATACAGTTCCTTTTTTCCAATACCCAGATTTTTCAGTATATTCTAAAACTGTTTTTTCATCAACTTCTTCCCACGCCTTTTCATCTTTAAATCTTCTAAAATATTTTTTCATATCAAAAATCCATTTTCCGTGCATATTTGCCAAACATTGTTATGAAGATAAATTGTTTGATCTTCACTTTGGATTTCATAAGATTTTGTTTTATCAGTTGCATGTTTTATTGCAATTTCTACAGATGAAAACTCTTTTTCGTAGCATTCATTTTCGTCTCTCCCGTCACGGCCAGAATACATTCCTGTTTCAATCAAAGTTACTTTTTTCATTTTATGCTCCTTTTAGTAAATATTTTTAATAAATACAGGGCGTTCTCGATATACAATAAGCAAGAAAATCAAAAAACATTTTTTCTTTTCCTTCTTCTGATTGTGCTTCATATTTTTTTTGTGCCTGAAATTTTATAGTAGACTCTACATGTGAAGTCCAAAACTCAACTTTTTTATCTGCCATCTCTTTCGTAAAGTGGGGGAAGGCTTCTTTCAAAATCGACGAAATTTTTTCATTTTTTGTCATCATGACCTTTCTCCTTGCCGGCGACTCGGTAAATCCTCATCAACCGTACATACATAATATAACACTAAATAATATAAAAGTCAAGTTTTTTCGCTATTTTTTTTAAAAAAAACGCAATCGCGATAATACTAATATTATATAGCGATTTTATTAATATATCTATCACAATACTGATTATATGTTGTTTTAATATTTGTTAATGAGTGTATAATAATTATACAGAATCCAGCCTGAGCGAAATGGTGCAGTCTGTGACGATTTTGACCTTTTTTAGTGCTAAGGTAAACTATATCGACCACGCCTTAAAAAGTGGCTCTGCGTTGAAATAGAGAAGGATTTTGGGCATTGTAGAAGGAAAGAGCCCCCGCCAGTGAGTGTGAACCAGCGGGGCAATAAAAAAGGGTATGTTATGATGCTTATTTTACTTTGTAGCCTTAAAGTAAATTAAGGCTTATTTATTTGACTTTGGATGATCTAATTTAAACGGTCTATTACTATTTGTTGTTGACAAAACAAATATATTCGTACCGCCTTTTAATGCCAACATCAAAGTTTTATACATTTCTCCGTCTTTGAAAATGTTAATTGCATACGCTGAAGAGTCCGAGGTTGTAATTGATTTTGTGTTTACGTCTGTTATTTGATAGTGCCATTCGTTTACTGTTTTAGGTGGTAGCTTGCAATCCTGATAATGCCGATACTCCCCTCCTCCGAAAAATGACCCGATCGCTATCAACGTGCATACGATTATAGTTGTTCCCATTTTCATTGTTCTCCCTCTATTTTATTAGATTTTTTTTGTGCCAACATAGCTCCAATATTTGCACCGAAATAAAGAGCAGACACGCCAAGAATAATATCCCTAAATACTTCCATCGTTAATTTAGTTGTAAATATAAAAATACAAAAAGTTATTATGAATATCTGTTCTGCCATCAAAAATTTACGGCCTAAGCTGTTCAGTATGTTTTTCATTTTATCAATCCTATCCATGACAGTATCGCATAAACTATTATACATCCAACAAAAAACTTTATAAGCATCATTTGATGTCTCGTGTCCATGCGCCACCTCCGTATTATGCCGTCCGGCCATTACAGCCGGATTAATTTACTTTACATTTTTACAATATGTCCAACCTATTTTTCCAAGATACGAAACTTTGTACCATGTTGCAGCTACATCGAGTTTCTTTACTTTTGTTCCTGCTTTAAAAACAAATTTAGCAGTTTTTTTATCAGGCTTTGTGCAAACAGAACATCCCTGACCACCAATAACAAGGCCGTCATCAGACTCAATGAGAAGCTTTTCCCAAACATAGCCGGTTATTTTTCCATCAGTTACCTTGACATAATCTCCAAAAACATCAAGGACTTCGCACTTGATATCAGGTGGAATGTTTGTAACTGACGCAGACTGAACATTCGGCTCAACCCTCAAAGAACTCCATTGAACGGTCTCGACACTCTTAGCAAACACAATCCCAACAAAAACAAAAAACAGAATAAAAATTAATGATTTCTTCACGAAATCACCTCCTATAAAAAATTATTAAGCCTTCCCGCCAATACTTTTATAATGGCGGTAAACTTTTGCTACATATTTTTGATTGATATAAATTCCGTTTATACATCTAACAGATCCGGAATTATACGCACAAATCCTATCTTTCGTCCTGTGATACTTTTCGTACTTTTGTTTTAAAATCATAGTACCGTATTTTATATTTACAGTCTCATTATATAGTCCGGACGGCTTGCCCTTATATCCAAGAGCAACGCACGATAAATATAACACTTGCATTTTCCCATAAGCGCAATAAATATGTTTATCATTTTTATTCAATCCATTATCGCATATTGCTTTTTTAACCCAGTACAAGTCTTTTAATTGTTTATATTCATTATTTTTAGCATACTGTTTGTTTTCACTTTCATATTTAATAATACTTTTTACAAGTTTATATTCGACTTTATTTTTATGACAATAATATCTAACTATAATATCATGTCTAAATGATTTAAAATTATTGCTTTCTATTTTTTCTATATTAATTAATCCTAATGATATAAGTATCAACAACCCCAAACACAAGCATAATAGTTTTTTCATGGGTTACCCCGTTACTAAAAACTTCTTAAGATCATCACACCTTTTCAACCATCCATTCAAGTATTTAATATACGGTTTTTTTTTAGCTAAGTCAATATAAAAACTCTCCCTATTTGTAATCATCTTGCTTAAAATATTCCTGCCTTCTTTTATTGCTTTATCTGTTTTATGTCCATAAATGCCATCCTCTTCAACCCCTCCGGCTTTTTGTAAAAACTTAATAGCCTGTCCAACCCCGCAATTTACGCACGCATCAAAATGAGCTACGGCCTCTATTCCTGGAATATCATCACAATGACCATCAATCCAGTATCGCTCAAAATAAATATCCTCAACCTCTTTCTGCGTTATATTTTTAACATCGGAAGAAATGTTTTTAGTGTGCGCCTTATAAACTGTATTTGTTATACCGAAATTTGTACCTCCGCCATCTCTGCCGTTCTCATTATTACTATACCCACCCTCATGATTGAGTACGAATTTTAAAGCTTCTCTGAAATGTTTCATTTTATTGCCCTTGCTATAATAACACCAATAAGTACAATAACGATACCACTTATGATCCCCCATTGTGTTTTTATCGCTGTTGTATTTTTTTGTGTCTTATCAAATAATTTAGCAAACATGCCGACCTCTGGATCAGGATCACACATGCAATCTATTTTCTTAAACATAGCGTCTATTTTATCCTCAACACGTGTTAATCTGTCTTGTTTAGCCATTGCAAACTCCTAACTGCCAAGCTCAAAAACTTCTAGAGTTATTATTCTTTTCTCATAGTCAAGGCCAAGTTTATAAATTTCAAATAATTTATTAACCCAGTCTTCCTGTGAAAAAGTCATTTTAAAAACTGTATATAAATCAAACCATGATCCAGCATCCATAGAAATAGAAAAAGCATAATGTGCTAACCCCCTGGGATTAATAGAAAAATCTCTATGCGTTCTCTTCATGGCCTGCTCTCCAATCCAGACCGCAGAAGTTAAATCCTTTAAAACAATGTTTGTTCCTCCTGTCATTTCAAAAGAATATATCCCGTTTCTTGTACGTGACAATAGCCCGATATTGTTATTTAATAGATCAGTAGCTGGAACTCCACCGTCTCCCGTATATGCTATTGAGTAATCATTTTTAATTAATTTGTCCATGATTTCTATTTTTGGAGGATCTAAAATATCATCATCATCTATTGATGTTATCGGCAATATTAAAGATGTGTTTTTCCAAACAGTAAAATAAATATTTCCTTTATAATCAAAAATATCGGCGTTAGAATATTTAGCAATTTCCTCTATTACCTCTATAAGGTTTTTATTGTCCGATGAAACATAAGTCGCTTTTAAATACACTCCGGCTTCTGTTAAAATTCCGATAGATTGATTAAAACTGTTTTCATCATAATTTGTTATCCCATAAGCTATAAAAATATTTTTTACAGCATCCGCTCCAGTTTCCCAATCCGCTGAAGTATATTCAATTTTAGAATATCTATCTTCATAAAGAGAATTGTTTGAAACAATAGTCGCCGTTCCAGATTTATAATCTCTTAAAATATTAAATAGTTTTCCAGCCCATATTAAAACAGAATCCGGATCATATAATTTTACATCTTGTCCACGCCAGTTTATATCTTTATAAATTGATTTGTTATTATCAATCGAAAAGAAATTATCTATATTCTTTGTTTGTATATTAATCTGATTTATAAATACTCGATCCCTATCAAAAGATTTATAATATTCTATAATTGGAAATTTATCGACCATCTCTTTTTGCCATAAATCAATATTCCCAACCATTATTTTAGTATTATGGGTTTCTAAGTTTTTTGTTTTTATAGGGTATGAATCTCCAAGAACTCCAGAGATCCCATGTCCGGCATCTTCATCTGAAAATAATCCTTCAGTAGTTCCTATTCTTGCTTTAACTTTATACCAGTAAACCACATCATCGTCCATAGTAATATCATCATAGGTAATATCAGATATCCACCCAGATATATCAGCAAAAGAGCCACCAGATGACGTCGCTCTATGCACCTGATATTCTGGCGACGCTCCCGCTACGGCATCCCATGTACACGTAACCTTTGATATTAAATTATCAGTAGCAGAAAAATTTTGAGGTACTGGTGTAACCACAGGCTTTAGTTCTTCATTATCCGCATCCCAGTCAATTTCAGTTGCTGTTATTACATCCTCGTAATATTTAAAATTATCTATAAGATTATTATAATCAACGTATCCCAGTCTTACATTTACAGGTAGTCCAGCGTCTGACCAGTCACCCCCAGAATACTCGGTATATGACGCAAGATTCAATTCTGTTTTATTTTGATATACTTTTATTTTACTCCCAGCGGCCGCCGACGCATCAAATACAACTGCAAAAGCTACATTATCTCCAGCGCTCCACGGAACCAAATCAAATAAATACGGAATACTTCCACGCGGATAAGCTGGCACGCTCCCAATATTTACGTTTAAATGTGTCCCATCACATAAAAAAGCTGAATATCCTCCAATAACATCATGCAAAAATCCAGATGCTACATTTGAAGCATAAGCCATTTTTACAGAAAATGTATAAGAAAACTTTTGTAATCCAACTGCCAAATTTATAGATTGACAATTTGAATTTTTAGACAATACTCCGTTATTCCAACGCGCAGCAGAATATGTTGGGGTTCCGGTTTTTGTCCATGCTCCACCGAGTTCAGGAGACGAAAAGCTTCCGTCATTTTCGCATTTAGTCCAAATTACTGGATTCATTTTATGACCTGCTTAATCTGTTTTACTTTTATTTTCTTACCACAATTCCTGCAATCAGGCAAATCAATTTTCTTGTCATCAATTGTACCGTGTACGATTTTATATGTTCCGCAATCGCAAGTAACATCGCATTCGTATTCTTTATAAAGTTTTCCTTTTATTATTTTGTCTTTTGGCGTTCCGAGTTCTTCGTTTGATAATATTGTAATTGGTAGTTTAGCCATTATTCTTCCTCGAATGTAATTTTATATCCGGCATTCCAATCAAAATTTGCTATGCTATAATTTGGCTGTTGATAATTATAAGAATTTGACGATACGAAAACTCTTACGAATGCAATGTAATATTGATACGATCCTGTCGGGATTGTCGAATATGTATCAAAAACAGTTAATTCTGTTTCAGTATTTGAAGTTACTTTGTAGTAGTCTTCAATAAATCCGTCTGCTGTTCCTGCCGTTAAATATCCGTTAGGATCTGATAACTGCAAAACATTAGCATTATTAGATAAAATTAAATACGTCCTTTGAGCAGTCCTATAATAATATCCAGCCCATTGATCTGTAGTCCATCCAGACCCAGACTTTGTAAGTGTTTTATTTGTTGCGCTAATAGTTCCTGATAATATTTCAAGATGTTTAACGCCAACCCAGAACCCTACCCATTCATTTTCTACCCAGTCAGCTGTAGAATCTGTTATTTTAAAAGTTGATCCTACTATCGATCCGGTTCCAGTTCTTAAACTTGTATCCGGTAAAAACCAAATCCTAAAAAGACATTCATCCCGTGTCAATTCGTTTTTAGTTGTAGGGATTCGGCTCTGGAAATATCTTATTTTCTTTCCTTGTTTTGCCGTTGTTGCCGTGTTTGTATCCCATTGTAAAGGGAAAATCATCTTGTAATTTCGTCCACGTAAAAATAAAGACCCATAATTTGATATTGAACTCGTTCCTGCGATTAATGCACTTTCGATATTAAGTTTAGCGGGTTCGTGTTCTAACTGATAAGATTTCCATCCACCGCCCGTGATCTCTTCTGTTTCAAGATACGCGCCCATTGAATACCCATCATCGGCTAAATTTAAACACGGAGAATTAAACATATATCCACGCGCTATTGTTTTAATATGAAAATCTTCTGTTCCTTCGTTTTCATTTACAAATAAAGGATTATCTGTTATGTTTCCACTTCCAGTTGTAAGATAATCTACAAGAGTGGAAACAAAATCATTTATACATGAGTTTTGCACGATTATTGCTACAAGTGAGTTTATCCCATAAGCCCCGTTTGCATAAAAAATAGAATTTGTTATTAGTTCCCCAGTTGCCGTGACGGGTAGATAATATCCTGTCGTTCCATTACCAAAAAACACGTTATGATCGTTACCTCCAAGTTGTTTATTTCTATACAATCCATAAACTATATTATTATAGATAATATTTTGCTGTATTGTTGTAGCACCCCAGGGAAGGTTTATTCCGTTTCCATTATCATGGATTATACAGTTTTGTATAGTTCCTGTCGTTGCGCTTCCCGAATAATCATCAATAGCTGTACCGTTGAAATCGTAAATAGTACACCATTTGACAAGTAACCCGGTATAATCAGTGCCTCCAGTTTTATAGATAGCATTAAAATACTGCTCTTGACCGTCAATAATAAATCCGTTTATTATAACATCCGACGCCGACACAAGGACATTGCCAAATATCGCCCCTACGTCTCCTTCAGCTCCGTCTGTTTTGTAGCATGGACTTGTAACTTTTAAAGCAAAATTGTTATTAGCAGAATCAATGAATAATGGATCTATAGTGATTTCACTTGTAGAAGTCATAGCCCCTGCGCCATCATATTTAGCCGTATTGCCATAAAAATCACAATGCGTTATTGTCGCATTCTTATCTATGGTTATACCAGAAGTGCATCCATAGAAAATATTTTTTTGGGTTGTCCACGATATTGTAAGCGTACTACTTATCTGGTTTACATAAATTCCATTACCACAATTATAAAAAACATTATTTTTTATAATATTATTATTTGTTATAACTGATTGCGAAGTCATCCATATTCCTGCATATGAACAGGATATAAAAATATTGTTTGTATATGTGTCGCTATGAAGACCGTAATTAAATATGCCAGCATAACAACTTATAAATATATTTTTATCTATAATAGCTGTTTTGGATTCATCATTCATAACAGATGCTGTCCCCATGCTATAATTAAATATATTTCTTTTAACATTGCTGTTACCGTTAAGATTTACGTGACTATATCCACCCCAAAACGTACAATCATATACATTATTATTTCCAGCAATAAGCAATAAATAAGCACTATTACAAATATCCTTTATTGTTATTCCAACGCAGTTCCCAGTAAGGATAATTCCTGTTGTTGTTGCATTATTAGATGAAACAATAGTAAGTGTCTTATCATATTCAGTTTCAATATTTATTGTTTTTGTTATAGTTGATAGAAAATTCTCTGTCATTATAGAGGCCCCAGATCCTCCATAAATACAATATGTTTTAGAACTTGTTGCCATTGCATAAACAAATGTAGCCCAAGGATTTTGCCAAGTTCCAGTTCCTGTTGTATCGCTTCCAGTAGCATTAAAAAAACTGGAATTTATATTATTGAATTGTGCTGATTGTTCTCTTGTTGTTCTTGCCCCTATCCCTGATGTTATTGTAGGCGTTTGACCAAGCGCCGATTGAAGTGTCCAACCTCCATCAAACGTTAATTCCTCATCGTAAATAGCCGAATCCAAAACTGTACAAGTTGGAAAATAAGAATCGCACGCTGTTAATCCTGCCTGTATTGTAAAATATGGAAGTCCATCAGTTCCGTCTGGCGTATGTCTTGCCCCGCCATACATTAAAGCAGAATCATAATATGTGCTTGTCGTTGAACTCAAATAAAGATTTATTGTCATTCCGTTTGTCAAAACTTCCGCAGGTGTTACAAAAGTCAACGCCTCAACATCGGATGTAACAGCGATCGTTGCCGTTACCGTACAGTTTCCAGTTGCCGTCACCTTGATATAGCTCGCTTGTGCTGTTGCCAACGTAGCCCCCGCCACAAAAGCACCACCGCCAACTCTCGACCCCAACAATGTACCGTCCAACGCATACACGCCATAGGTCATATCCACATCAACCGGATCTGCAATAGCACTCACGCTTTTAATCAACCACGCATCACCAAATTTCCGAACATATTTACAATCCGAATCCGTATGAGCTGTTACCGTCCGCAATGTTAAATTTGTACTTGCGCCAACAACATTATACGGAGTTTGTGTATAATCGGTTGTCGGGTTATAGTCAATCAATAATTTATCGCTCATATTATCCTCTCTGAAAAATTGATCTTGATCCCATTCTGTCGGCCATGTCCAATAACTCTGCGAGTGTCGTTCCCATTCCTGCGTTTATACCGATCCCGTTTAAATTTATATTTTGTGTACTGTTATTATTTGTTGTTGATACAGATGATCCTTGACCAGATGATCCTATCCCTCGATACGTGGCTCCCATAAATGCTTCATTACTCATATTCGGGATGTTCATTTCTGCCGGGATTATTCTCTCCCCATCATGTATACGTGCTACCTGGTCTCCCTGAACATTTGGAGTTCCGACATCGTACGATTCAATCCGACTCGCTGCCGCTTCTCCTGCGACTTTTACGGCTGCCGATGCGGCTGTATATCCTATTGCAGCAGGGATCATTAAAGGATTAGCAAGACTTTCCGCCCATGCGACAGTAGCTTTTAAAGCCAAATATGCGGCCAACTGATCTGCAATCATCCTCATAAAATTTGCCGTGTTTGTTTTCCCGGCTGTTTTCTCATCCAATAATCCAGTTACAACAGCGTCAACACCTTTCTGATAAGTTGATATTTTAAAATTATTATAATCATCAATAGCTTTTTTTTCTGCTGCCACCCTTTGTTTAGTATTTTCTACTTGTTTAGCATTTTCAGTAGCAAGTCTAGTAGTTGTATTTTGTGCATTTGTTTGTTCATTCACTGCGTTTGCATCGGATAACATTTTTAATCCGGCATAAGAATCAGTAAACATTGTTTTAGTTATATCAATTTGATTTTTTATAAATTCTTTTGTAAGAATGGCATTATCAATCGCAGCCTTATTTGATGCATTTGTCCCGTCAAATAAATGCGTAAAATAATCTTTTGCGTTTGCCATGTATTCAGATACATAACTAACCGAAGATACTATATTTTTAAATGTTCCAGTAACAATAGAACCCAAAATAACAAACGCCCCGGCTATTACTCTTGCGACATTTGCAGTTTTTTCCATTCCTTCTGCGGATGCTAAAAAATTATTAAAAGAATCAATTGCCGGCTGTATACCTAAAATTATACCCTTGCCAATATCTCTTTTAAAATCATCAAAACTATTCCCTAGACTTACTATTTTTCCCTCAAACGTTGCCGCAGCAGCGGCGGCCTGACCTCCAAATTTATCATTTAGTACAGTCATAACCGCATTTATTTTTTCTATCCCCTTAACATTGGAATCAAATTGAACTCCTTGTCTTGATAATGCATTTGTTTCAGATCCTACTGTTTTAGCTACCATTTCAGATGCAGGAATAAAATCTATATTTTTAGCTTTTGCGAAATCAAGAGTAGCCTTAATTAATCCATCCATCTGTTCTTTTTGAACTCCATACATAGTAAAAATTGCTTGCGCTTTTAAAATCTCGTCATCTCCACCCTTAACAAGATTTTGAACCGCTGATGCTTGTTTTTTATATGTATCTATTAATTCTTTTGAATATGTACCCTGATTTTTAAGCGCCTGTGATAATTTAGATATGTTTACCTCTGTTTCTATGGTCTCTTTTACAATTCCCTTTAATGCGAGTACAGTTCCACCTATTGCAGCAGCAACAGCTAGCCATCCTAATTTTAGCTGTTTAAACATCCCCTCGCTTTTTTTGCTATGGCTATCTAAACTTTTATTCATTGAGCTTATGCCAGAAACAAACTTTTCATCCTTTAAAATAGCTTCAATTAATACGGTGATATTTTCAGACATTACTTGCCTCCGGGCTTAACTGGCTGTTGTTGTTCGGAGAATCTCTGAATACATAATCTATACTTGGCGCTTGAGCATTCCCGAATGACCCTTTCAGGCCAGTTAAGTTTTGAAGCCATGAATAAATATACATCTCCCCGAGTTCCTGGCTTCGTGTTGACTGTAGAAGAATTTGCAAGTTTTTTTTTTCTGCATCGAAATTATATATATATACCAATTTGCATATCTGTAATAGTTTCTCTGTAGTCATATTTTTTATGAACCACCGAAGAGAACAGTTCTTCCATTTAATCAGTTTCTTCTCTCCATTATTATAAAAACATCCCTGTTGTTTAATGATTGTCCTATACAATGTTTTACATATATTTTTAAAAAGCGTATCATGTAGTTTCAATGCTTTATAAAGATTTTCGCTATTATTCAAAAGATCAAAATTTAATTTATCTACCTGTATCATTGCAAGTGTTTTTATCCATTCTTTCCAGAAAATATTTTCATTCTCAAAAGTAAATGTACCTATATAAATAACTTTATTTCCTAAATTTATAGGCAATGGTTGTTCTTCCAAAAGGATATAATCTTCTACCTTATCAGTCATTAACCTTGTAATATTGTTTGTGCTTTTTGCAAGATTTCCAACTATCTCTCGTATTTTATGCAAGAAAGATTTTTGTTTTTCTAACTCATCCATTAAAAAATCCTTATAAGACTCCCCCCGCCCGTGAGGGAGAAATCACGAACGGGGATCAACGCCTATGTGTTAACTATACGATTTCTTGTCTATAATAAAATAGGCAAGATTTCGTTTTGTGTTTGTTATGGTTGTGTCTTGCTGCGCTTTAACAATAACCGGGATTGCCGAATAATCACCGGCTCCACCGCTTGTTAAATCTCCGTTTGAATAACACGAACCCTCGCGAATAACCAAAGTAATCGTTCGTCCATCTCTTGTCTGGCCAACAAATCTCCATTCAGCCGATGCCAATTCATCCGGGTTTGACCCCATGAAGATATAATTGTAATTGGCATTTGATGTGTCGATTTCTCCATTTGTAAACAAAGCCAAAGCGTTAACATCCCATTGCATAAAACTAAATGCAATTGAAAGCCCGGTCTTTGTAATATCAGTAACAAAAAGGGTCTGGACACCTGAAGAATTGTCAAGCCACTCCATTGTTTCAAGAGAATTCGATATCGTTTTTTCGTTTGAAGTCTTTCCGACATACTGCCTATTTCCGTTCAAGTCGCAGTATACCATCCATCCGGACTTCATAAAAAAATCTTTATCATCTCCTAAAAAATCAAAAATATTTGCCATGTTAGCCTCCTATGGGCTTTTTCTGAATAACCACATCTATACTACTCGATTCGTTATGTGGTATTGTATCAATCTGCAAAATCTGATATTCTAATTTTGCGTCCTTGCGTAACCCTTCAAGCATGGAAACAATAAATTCTTTTCCTGTGTTTGTGCGATGACTTGGATTACCGCGCGGATCATCAACTTTAGGATATCTACCAGATTCCATATCTGGAAGCAAAAGAAGCATTAACCCATCGGGTTTAAGTTTCTTCCACCAATTAAAAAAAACTTCTGAAATGTTCTCGAAATCTTCGAGACAATGCGATGAAAAAATACAGTCGAGTTTATTATCATTAAAAATTTCCAAATCTTTACAGTCCCAAACTAACTGCGCATGCGCGTACCTATAGTCAGACTGTTGATCAATAGACACTATCATGTCATCGATGCGAGAGGTTCCGCAACCAACATCTATTATATTTAAAAATCTATTATCCTTAATCGTCCATGCCTTTAAATACTTATCGAATTCTCGTTTTGCATTGTTCTCCGCCATGTTTAACTCCATACTATAAAATATATTATTTAAGCGTATTTGTCAATACATTACTCAAAACGCAACCTCTGCATTATTAGTGTTATACCACAAATCTAAAAGTTTTTGTCCACATCTTTTCTTAAAATCAGGCGAATTAGGCTTTAGAAAATAATGTAAAAATACCACATCAGGCTGTTCATAATCCTGAGCATTACCATCAGTTACCATGACATTATATTTATGATGGTGAGTAGTTACGATATCTTTAAAAAATATATAAAACAATCTTTGATCTGTTCCTGTTATTTCTGGATATAAGTCATCAGGATAATTTGTCGATATTATCTTATCATAAATATCGTCAGTCATTAATTCTTTGCTTATAAGCATAGCACCAGAATTAAGAGTATCTCTTCTTCTCTCCTCTCTGACCATACTTATTTTACATGGGATATCAAATATCTCATTAAAATTCCGCATACATAACATATCTGCACCAAGATATAAGACCTTATCATATTCTCGCATTTTAAAAACTTCCAGAGCCCAAAACGTTCTCCTACACTTGCCGTTTTTAATATACAGTTCTTCGTTCACATGATGGAATTTTATATTTTTATAAATATCCCTTAATGTTGTTTCATAATATCCGGTTCCAGAAGTTTCAAAATGATCGCTGAAAATAACTATATCATCCCTATAATCTGAATTTTTAACTATGCTTTTAAGCAAAGCTGTTAGAAAATAAAAATATCCCTCTGAACACGTTATACAAATAGCTCTCTTCATAATCCCAAAACCTCCATAATATCGCTATTCCTGTTATTACAGTTTGCAAAATGTAGAAAATATCCGTCTTGTTTAAAGTATTGCATAGCATTCCATTCTATTCCGCAATCTTTTACAGGTATTTTTTTATTGAATATATTCCAACAAATATAAGGATTATCGGATATATACGGATATTCATCCCATCGCACATATTCCCTTTCGTTAAAATTAAATGCTTCCCGTTGGTTTTTGCCTATCAGTATTACTCCGGCATTATATACGTCATAATGGCCGTTTGTCTTTCCCCACTCAGGGCCTCTTATTTTTTCTATTTGCTTGTCATAATTATTTTTATCATCATAGTGTGTAGCCTCATTCCGCATATAAATACAATCATCTGTCAATGTCTTAAATATATCTGGACTATCTTTTTTTATATATACATCAGCATCAATAAACAAAATACGGTCATACTTTTCAAGAAGTCCATAAATAAGCCCAAACTTGTTAGGCATTATATCATAGTTTACATGTGGATAATGTATCTTTTTTTCTTCCCTCTCGAATGTATGTAAAATAAAATCAGTCTCAATCTTACAGGAATATTTTAACTGGCTTTCAAGGCCTATTTGAAAACATTTATTTTCAGCAACCACGTGTCCGTGTACAAAAGAACATATTGCAGTTTTCAAAATAGATCACCGTACCTGGCTTTTATCTTATCCTTAAATATCTTAGACTCTCTTTCGTTCGTTCCATCATGTCTACACTTTGCGCTTAATTGTCCTCCGTGGATGCCATAAAATATAGAAGGTTCTGGGATGTATGCCATTGAACATTCCATGCTTAACCTGACCTTCCATTCATAATCATGCCAACCTATAAAGTCCTCGTCAAAATATCCTACCCGATCTAATATTGATCTTTTCCATGATAACGTAACAAAATTAATATGTTCTTTTTTAATAATATTTATAGGAGCACTATCTTGCGCTTTCTCTGTATAAAACGCCACCCCAGGTATTATAAGTTTATTCCAGTCTGTGTAAATAACTTCAGCTCTTGTTTCTTGATGCCATTTAATACGCTTTTCGAGAATGTCATGGCATAGTGTATCGTCCGTATGAATTTGACAAATTATGTCTCCTGAACATTTACGCATAGCAATATTTAAAGTCTTGGCCTGTCCTAAATTTTTATTATTCTTAAAAAATTTTATGCGTGGATCATTATATGATTTTATAGCACTCTCTATATCTTCGGAGGATCCATCATCAACAACAATCATTTCGCAATCAGCTTTTTGAGATACAAAACTATCTACTGCATCACGCATCATTGCTACACGATTAAATACAGGCATTATTACGCTAATCATATTTTGCCCTCCACCATCTTTTGCATAATCCATCCCTCATAGTCATGTGAGGACTTTGTTTTGATATTGCAACCTTTCCCTCGTCTAACCACTCGAATAACGGTTTTAAATTAAATGGCATAACTCGTTTTTCTATTCCAATATCTCCCATTATTTTTGAAATCCATATATCATCGCTATGCTTAAATTCAATCTCTGATATTTTAAATTCTCCCGTATAAGGATCAAGCGGAACATCTTTTAATAACCTCGTGGGGAGGAACGATACACCAAAATTTATAACATCAAGAAGCAATTCTTCTTTTTCATCCCAGTCAACCCATCCACCACCGCTTCCAATATTAGGATAGGAATAAGGTTTTTCCCAGTTAATTTCTTTATGGAATTTTCTTCCATTCCACCCGATAACAGCATTTTGATGACGCTCCGAAAACGCTATAAACTTTTCAAATAGTTTATTATCCAATATGGAAATATCATCGTCTGTATTGAAAATATATTCTGTTTCGACTCTTTTAATCAATAAATATCTCGCAAGACAAAAAGTGTTTTTATCTGCTTTTAAATATACATCTTCTCCACTACCAACTGGATAATTTCCGCTGTTATCCCATACCCATATATCACACGGTACGGTCTGCGCGCGTATGCCAGCTATGACTTTTGGGATATTTTTTTGCCTGTTGTAATGTAAGATTATAGCCGTTATTTTATTAGCCATAAAAAATAGTACCTCTCGCGTCCGTTAAAATACATTTCTTTCTTTACTTTCCATCCATTCTTTTCAGCTATCTTTTTTATTTCATCAGGCTGTCTATTATGCTCATGCGCTCGCAATAAGGCTCCTGGACTTGCCAAACTTTCACAAATAAAAATATCTCTTGATTCCTTAAACTCTATGCCTAAATAAAAATCAACCTCTTCATCTGTAAAATATTGGAATACTGTAAACATAAATACAAGATCATCAATATCGGTCTTAGAATAATCAGACATATATTTAAAATTAATATGCGGGTATAATTTTCTATTATCGTCTATTAACTCTTTTAAAATATCCGTTCCAACATAGTCAAGTTTCCACATATCGAATAGCGGATAAAATCTAGCCTTCCCACATCCGAAATCTATTACTTTGCGCCATACATTCTGACCTAAAAAATCCATTATTGCCATACTTAAATTAGCCGTCTCATCAGTTATTGTATCTTTACTCCATCCTGTCATTGTGTCATAATTTTGATCTGATCTATAACGATTTTTCCAGTATTCAATATCCATCTTTTACCTCAACAACTGCCATCATAGTTCCTTTATGCAGTAACACTTCTCTAGTCAATGCTAATTCATCTATAAAGTTAGCTACTCCATTCCAGCAAAATGTAGTCTCTGGGGAATAATCATGAAAAATAATATACCCATTTTTAATTAGTTTTTTCATATTTTCAAAGTCTTTTTTAACGCCTTCATATGTATGATCGGCATCTATAAACGCCAACACAATATTACTCATTTTAGAGTAGTCCATTGTTTGAGAGTTTTTATTATAACACTTTACGTTTTCAATGTTTAAACAATGTTTGAATAAATCAACGCATTCGTATTGTTGTTCTGGGTTAGTTGGTTCTGAATAATCTATCGCATATACTATCCCTTCGCAAACCTTAGATAATGCCTTGGTTGTTAATCCTTTATTACACCCGATTTCTATAAAATTGCCTTTTACTTTTCTAGCATAATAAAGGAGGATGTCAAGTTCATGTTTTCCTAAATAGTCATCCTGTTCATATTCATATTTATAATCGCAGTCAATAGATATTTTAGTTAGCATATTTTCTAACCCCATCCATCATGTTTTTCCATTGAGTTTCAATATCATCACGGTTCTTCCCTTCTTTCTCAAAATGAATTATGTCCTTTTGTATTTTTACTGGTTCAGGACAATTTAAAGTCCAATGGTGAGCACCGTTTACAAACTTAAACTTCTTATCCCAAACATAATAACGAGGCTGAAAATCTGGGTAGTCTTTTATCCTCTTTGTAGGATCAGTAATATCTGCATAATAATTAAATGTTTTGCGGCTTATCAACCCGTATTTAACATCTCGTTGTTCTGCAAGAAAATACAAATAATCTGATAATTCTTTACTAAAACATTCGTCCACGTCCATAAAAATACATGGCGTACCATCGGCAACATAACTAAAAGAAATATTTCTCTGTATTGACTGTTGGTCATGATAATGCTTTAAATACGGATGTTCATACACCTCCGCCCCTGCACGTGTAAGCATATCGGCTGTTCTATCTTTTGATCCACCGTCAATCGCTACCACTCTTCCTATAGCCGGATGCGACATAACCAATTCAATAAACCTGGGTAAGTTTTTTTCTTCATCCAAAACAATTATAGGCATAGTCAATTTTTCGCCGTTATATGTCTTGATTATATTAACATTTTTTATCTCGTCTTTTTTAAATATTCTTCTGCCTTCATCTTTTAAAGTTAATACCATATCATATAATTCTTTTGGATCAATATCCATGCACGGAGGAATAAATTTAGGATCTTTTTTAGATCCAAAATTACAGTTTTCCATGTGACTATCGCCACACCCGATACAGGATAGCCCTTCTTTTTTATAAGCCTTATATGGTCCAGTATAATATCTTAATCTTAAATCAGGCGTTATGATACTGAATATTCCCAAAGCTGGAGTATGCAACGCACACGCTATGTGCATCAATCCAGAATCCCCGCCTATAAAATAATTTGCATTTCGTATAATTGCGATAGCTTCACGTATATTTGTTTTACCCTGTAAATCTATTATTCTAGGATTAATTGTTTTTAGTTTTATATAATCATACCCACCCAACAAAACAACAATATTCTTTTCGTCTGCGTTAATTATATAATTTGCTAACTCTTCGCCTCTTGGATATTTTCTAAAAAAGTGTGAAGCATCGCATTGAATAATAAAATATTTATGCCCTTCTTTTTTATCTATAGGATTAACATCAATTTCAGACTCATAAATTCGTGGTTCTTTATCTTCTAATTTAATATTAAATTTCTCATTATAAACTTCCGATCTATGTTTGTTCATACGTGTATCTGCTGTCTCGGAATAATTACGCAAATCATCCCAACAATCAAATTTTTCTGTATTATGCTTTTCGTCAATAGGAATAGTAGCCGATACACAAGGGTTATTCAAATATATACTTGGGTGTTTTGTTTTTATAGTTATTTTTCTTGTTTTGCTTAATGGTCTTAATACGGGTTCCAATAAAAGAAGATCGCCTATTCCACCATCTCTTATGATTAAATGTTCTAATTTGTTTTCAGGTGAAAAGTATTTTTCTGGATTATCACACGCCCTAAAATCATGATATCTCCCAATGTTGTCAAGAGCAAATTGCCGCCGTACCTGTTGAGGCCTATTCGGTTTTAAAACTACCCATTTATTCGACCCCATATCTATAATTTCTAAATCTTCTTTTCCAATATTAATAACCCAGCACATCTCTCCCATTACTGTTCTCCTTAATACTCAAAAATTCTATCTTCTAACTCATAATAATCTATGACTATTTGTCTACCCCTAAAAAAATGTTGATCTTGTGATAATGCAATAGGGGTTATAGACACCCCCCAAATAAATCCATCTTTCTGACGGCTTGACTGTAATTCTAAAACAGTTTTAACATTGTTTGTTAAGTCCATAATATAATCGAGAGATAATTCAGCATCCGGAGCATAACAACCCATCTCTAAAATAACAGAATAATATCTTCTTTGAGCTTTTCCGCTATTTATATTTTCAGTCCGTTCCCCTCCGTCATCAAGAGCAATATAAAAATGTTGTAAAGAAAGCATTGTCGTGGGATCATCTTGCAATCCCTTCCATATATTTATAGCTTCTATGTTTGTAGGCATTACAATAGTTCCGGCAGTGACTGCGGCCTCTAAAATTGATTTCAAATTATTAATTAAGGTTTTCACGTTGTCTGTCCTATTTTTTGTCTTATAAATATCATAAACATTCTACCAATTATTGATCTGTCATCTGCTGTGACAAAAAGGACGGGTCTATCAATACCTATAACACCTTTTTTCTCGTGATTAGTCCCGTATCTTAAACTTTTATTTGTTGATTTCATTATTCCGAATGATCTTTTAAATTCTCCAGAGGCCTGTAAAATATTGCTATTTGATTTTTCGCTGTACATCCTTGACGAGGCTCCATCCGTGCCATATCTATGATTCCATCGCATATCGTTATATCTCTTTCCGTTATATTCAGGATACGCCGATTTCTTCGCTTTCCATGATGGATGAAGTGTCAATAAAGATAATTTTCTCCACGACGGCATACCGGAACGAGCACCCAACACCCTAAAAGTTAACTGCGTCATTTGATCTATCTTAATGCCAAGCAAGTCAAAAAACTGTTTGCCTTCACCACCTATTTTAATAAAATTTTTAATTAAATTTCTGACAGCCTTGTCATTAATCTTATATTCTATCATCCGCGATCCTCATCGTCTTCTTTATCAGCATCATCCTGAAAATTACCGTAGTCACCTGTACCAAGCGCAGGGCTTATTCCTTTTTTAGGATTAGTATATGTGGATGATCCACCCAAACTTCCGGCTATTGAAGTTCCATCCGATAACTCTAAAATAATAAACCCATCCCGTATGCGCTGAATTAAATCATCGTATTTATCCCGATAATATGATATATCGTCCACCTGTGTCGTTTCACGTTTTACAGAATACTGATATACCAAACATATTTCACAAGTTTTCCATTTTGAAAGTGTATTTAAAAATATAGGGAATGTTGAATCCGTAGAATCGGCTGGCACTAAATCAAAATCAATTATTCCGGCAAGGTCTGTTTTTATTTCTTTGTCTGCTTCTAAAATATTGGCTGTTACTGTGGCATCGCTTTGCATTGTTATTGTAAGTTGTTTGAGTTTTCCTCGAAGTTCGGCAAGAGTAGAATAAGCCATCATATCTCCTAAAAATAAAGGCCGGACAGATTATTCCATCCGGCCATATTGCTTACAATGCATTTGTGAGTAAATGCCCGCACGTGGAATCCACAAGTAGCTCATCAATCTCTTCTGTCATGATGATCTTAACTCCGTCCTCTTCCTCTTTAACAATCCGCTGTACGACATCTTTCTCAACATACGGACTATACATAAGAGTACGACTCTGGAGTGTTGGATTGGTCTCACGATAGAAAACAAGAACCGAATCAGACCAAAGATCGCAAACAGTCGGATCAGATCCGGCAAGTTTTGCAGTCGAAAGGCCTTTAGCACCTGAAAGCATCGGTTCAAGTCCAATCTGTTTCAACCCTGAAATAGCACTAAACAAACCATCCCTGAATCCTGAATCAGTATACTGGAAAAAAGATTTCCATTCAGTTGTTGTAATCATCGCAAGAGCGACAGCAGTCGGTACCACAATAGCATTTCCGGCATATCCACCATTTGCAGATTCAATTGATGCCATAGCTGTAAGAATATCAGCTACTGGAGTTCCAGAAGCTACAGTATCCCAATCGCCACCAAGTGCCGTTGTGTTTGTGATAAATGTAGCTGAAGCCGCAATTGAAGCGACTCTATACTCACGAGCAATAGCCATGCTCATCTTAAGTTGACGTGTTGCATCCTGTTCAAGATTAATTGGCTTGTCAGAATTTCTTGCAAGAATATCAGAAACGAAATAAGCCATCTTATATCGTTCACAAGAATAAGACCCTTCGCTCAAATCCCATTGAATTTCTTTTGCAGGTTCACGGCCTTTAATCTTGCCATCGAATACCCGGAAAGCGTCAGCAGTATACTGAACGTATTTATCGGCAGACCGCAAAACCTTAAAAGGCGGAGCTACGAAATCAGCAACCGGGTTTTTAAGTTGATATCCTGTCGCAAAATTTGACAGGAATTGATTTGTATGAATTGTTTGGTTCATTTTTGGTTACCTCTTAACTTGCTTCATAGCGCGGTGCCCACATCATTGATATGAGGTGTGCCGATGCGCTTGATGCTTCTCGTGCCCAGCCGAGTACCTGTCCCGTGCCAGTCTGTGCTACTGCCTGTCCTGTTGCATTTGACATCAACTCTGTTCCGGCATTAAAAGCCTCTCCGGCCTCGACTTCCATAACTCCAAGAACTGCAAAAGAGACATTTGTTGCTGCCGCAATAGTCGTACTTCCGTCATTCATTGGCATCAATACTCCATGACATACTCCGCCAGCCGTTGTATTTTTTGCAACTTCAGCCGATCCTGTTGAATCACCGGTAACTGTAACAAATCGGTTTTCATATCCAGTCAGCGCCTCATGCGCGACACCACTATCAACAAGAAGCGGATTTTGTTTCGTTCGTTCTACGATTGTAGCCATCTTATGGCCTCCTTAAATTCCGAGGATCTTGCAAGCCTCTTCGTGTGTTTTTCCCTGTGCCAGAAGTTTCTGATAAGCAGGTTCAGTATTCTCTATTGTCTTAAACTCTTCGTTTCCGGTCAATCCAGAAGAATTATCTTTGTAATTCTCCGGGATAACTTCTGCCCGCTGTTCAATTTCAGATTTGAAAAGTTCAAGTTCATTTTTATCAGCTTTAAGACGGATATATTCCTTGACTTTCATATCCTTAAACTTCGGCAAAAGCTTTTTCGCTTCGATCTGTGATCCGATATAAGCCTTTGCCTCTGTTTTGATCTGTTCAGTTTTGAACGTCTCATATTCAGCATTGACCTTTACGGCATCTTCAAGATTCTTTGAAAGCGTTTTAATTTCGTTCTTAAAATTCTCAATCTGTCCTTCAGTATCTTTAAGCTTTACGCTTACGATCTCTGAGTCAGCTTTGAATTTAACAAGAGCGTCATATTCCGCTTTTGGAATTGTGATCTCGTCCATTTTAGCCTCCTTCTGGGCTTTGAAAACTTCGATAGATTCTTTTTCGTCATCGCATTGAGCATTGCTCGCTATATTGTCATTAACAATACTTTCATTTTTAAAAAAACTCATCAAATCACTTAGCTTATCAACAGCAGGAAGTCCAGTCAGGTTGTTACCAAAAAAAGTAACTCCTGTCAATAAATTATTTACGGTCTCGCCAGCGTTTGTCTTATATTTCCTAAAAAATTCTATGCTTCTCTGCTTTAAAGCACCGGACTTTATAAAGTCACCAATCAATTTAGGAACCCTTACAAAATCAGCTTTCAATGAATTGCCAACCTTTTTAAGTGAACTTACGACTCCCAAAGACAGCGTATTAAAAAAATCGTTTGCAATCTTATCTGTCAAATTCTGATTATGGTCAATCGTTAATGTTGGGGTAACAATCCCCTTACTAAAAGTATCGATAAAAGTATCTATATCTTTTTCAGTCCAGTCCTTACCTCTGAAATTGCCAACGTGGAATATTTCTACATCTTTAATATCAACTGTATCCATTTAAAACTCCTATATATAAAATATATTATTTAAACATGAAAGTCAACCGCGCTTAGCCTTTTCATGTCCTTTCAAAAACACTACAAGGCTATCGTAACAATTCCTAAACTTGCCTTTTATTCCCTGGTCTTTCATTTGTTTTCGTGTCGCCCTGCGCATCATTTTTCTTCGTTCCTGCCTACTCACGCTACCCTCCAAAATCTTTAGATTGTACTCTACCTTCTTTTGTTACACCGGTTCCCCACGTTTTAAAATTTTTGTCATAGTTGTTATAATAATCATTTGAATTATCTTTGTCTCCGACCATGATCGGGATAAGCAATGACCTGCAATTATAGTGATTAGGCGGATTTATTGTGCTAAATTCTGGATCACTTGGATAGATTATTTGTCCATCATGTTGGGCGCAAAATTCCGTAGTCACATCATCCATGATTGCGCTATACTGATAAGCCTCAATAAATGGACTAATCTTATCGTCCATAAACAAATTCATGCGTCCGCTATTATATGCCTCGCTTGAGTTTGTACGCGCGATAGTAATAGCGTATTTTTCACGTTCTGCCGATATCTCTTCTGCAATCTTTGCTATGATAACACTCGCCTGTAATCCGTTGCGTATACCAGACGAAATAGTTGTAGCCACCGTGTTAATAACTTTTTGCTCTGTCTCTCCTGTTAAATAAAAAGCCTTCTGTCTATAATTATGTAAATACTTTTTATCCTTTGCAGATAACTTCCCAAGAGACCCGTACTGTTTGAGATACTTGTCTACCCATTCCCTATCAAGCCATAATTCATCTGCCGTTGGCTTAAACTCCATGTATTCGTTTTTAAACATTGCTTTTTGGGCTTTATCAAGTCTGCTTTCCATCTCGTTCGCACTGTCTGCCTTCCCTGTAATATAGAGTTTAGCAAAATAATTGCTATACAGATCCTTTAATTCTGTTTTAGGTATACGCAAAGAGTCAATAAGCTTCATATCGTTATTTTCAATTATCTTTTTTGATTTGACCTGCTTTATGACTTCCAACTGAACATTAAACATGATCTTGTTAAAATCATTTATAAATTCAGTCTCATAGGAATCATACTGACATTTTATCTTTTTAAAATTAACAGGTATCTCGTTTTTTAGCTTTAATTCATCTTCTTTCTGATTGTCTTCTGGAACCTGGTCTCCCGGCTGTTGTCCAAACGGAGTTGTTATTACTGGCTTATGCGCCTCATTATACTCGTCAATTTCTGTCTGTTCTTCGGGTGTTATCTCTGGTATCCCGACATACGACCTAATCCACTTCTCGCGCTTATCGATAATCTTGCTATCAATCAATATCTTTAAGAAGTTTTCAGACAGTTTGGCATCTTCGCTCTCGAATTTCCATTTAGGATATTTCTCAACATTAGGAAAATTAAAATCAACAAGAAGCTTTATAACTGGATCAAGAGCATCCTCGAGTCTACCCTGCGTATCAACTATAAATATTTTAAGCGCATCAAATTGCTGTTCTCCAAGATTATAAGAACCTCCTGCACTTTCCGAAAACCCGGCCTTGTCAGGGATTAAAAGCTTTCTTGAAATCTGTTTGTCTAATTGGTCTATTGCCTCTGAAAATGAAGCGCTTCCACCACTTGTTTCGGCCTTATGAAACTGAATATCTATTTTACCAAGAAGTTTACCGTCTGCCCCCCTGACTCCAGGGATAAGAAAATACATCATCTCTTGAAAGTTTTCTAATTGATCGTCAAGATCGTCTTTCTCTCCTTTGCTTATTTTCTGTGAATCATAAATACAGATAGGGATAGGGAACCCGAAATTCTGTAGATATATATTCCTGAATCGGCTTATTTTAACCTTTGCCCGCCATGCCTCATAGATCGATGTAAGATCTGACTCCCCATAGTAATTCTGATCTTTCATATACGGATTAACAAAATAAATAAACTTCTGCTTAAATTCATCTACAGCCACTAACGTATCTTTAGCAACCCTATACCCAATATGTACGCCTTTAAGGTCTGCGACATCATCATATTCAAAATCAAAAAATAACGAATGTTTAAATTTTATATTTGTAAGAACAGCTTTACTATCTTTTATATCCCACATCAACTCGCCACATTTGAACCCATACGCGCGCGCATCAAGAAGATTGTCGAATACATCCCAAAACCGTATTTTCATATTATTAAAAGTTTTATCAACGAATTGAGCTATTTCTTCATCGATAGGATCATCCGAAGCAGAAGTAAAAGCCCCCCCGACAGAAGTAACCATCTTTTTAAATATTTCAAGAGTATTCCGAATTTTATCATCGAGAAGCATTGTATCGAATAGGGTTAAGTCTTTATTGTTTGCCGTCAACATTTTATCGGGATTTTGTAATTGACTCTCAATGCCGGAGTTAAAGTCTAATGCTTTTGTTAATATGCTTTTTGTAGTTAAATCTCGTGTTGCCGAAATGATAGGCTTAAACTCGTCTTTTAAAGATATTCTTTTTTTTCTTTTCATTCTGTTTTCCTCTTTGACTCAATAGATCCAAAATCTAAGCCTATGCCGTTTTTTAAAACATCAACGCCTGTCATTACTGCATCAACCTGATCGTCATGTCCTAATCCGGGGAACGCCGACATCTCTGCTAAAAATTCACTATTCCAATCTCCCCTAACTATGTAAAAATTACCAGCCTCAATGATAGGCTCGATGTATGTTGCACGGACGACCTTATCTTTCGATGGTATAACAGGCTCGATATTATATTTGCCTTTAAAGACGCTCTCTAAAATTGTGTATGTGTCTTTGTATCCTGCCACGCACTCGACTGCTATCCTAACCTCCGAACCATCAACATTGGCTGTCTGCTGTATTATTCTGTTTCGTGTCGGGGCTTCCTCTCGCATTCGTTTCATATTTTTAAGATAGATACTCGGGATGTTCTCACGAGTAACGGTATCAAAAACATATTGCACCGCTATCAATGCCCCGGCTGTCCAGTCTGGATCGCTCTTTGATACCTGATCGTCTGTACTTGCCAAATCCCACGCACGACACCATTGCAATCCTTCCGGGGCTTGGTCAATGACTTTTATGCGATCAACCTTCAGCATATTCCCGCCACGTGGAGTCGGTTCGCATTGTAAAAGACTTGCCGTTCCATAACTGCCTAAAAGTGTTCGCATTGACGAATACCATTCAGGGGAGAACCGCTGCGGAAAAAGATTTGTCCCGTCTTCTTTTTGAGCTGAATATTTTAATATTTCGAATTGCGGAAATGCCGGATCTTCAGCCATCTTTTTCTTAAGTCTGCCAATTAGATCATTTACATTCCAAGGTGTACAGGCTATAATTGTGATTGAAACAGGCGCACGTCTTGTCATAAAAACATCCGTGAACCAATTCCATACCTTATCAAGTACGGTTATGCTTTCGGCCTCTTCCCTGTTTTTGCAATAATCATCAACTATCCCTAAAGCAAAGCCTAGTCCGGCGCCAGATCCAGCTACTCCGACATAAGTGGCAGATCCCAACCCGTCTTTATCTTCCCAATGTCCAACCGCTGAACTATCAGGGTTTAAAGATCGATTAGGGAATACTTCTGCAAACTTTTTGCTTTTAAATACGTTCCTGGCGAACCTTGATAGATTATGAGCCAATTCCGCTGCGTAACTTGCCACGATTATTTCAGCATCTTTAAACAATCCCATAAACCGCGGGGGTAGATAACGGCTGACAATATCCGACTTCCCATGCCTAAATGGTACCATCATGATAATATAGCTTGATACCCCGCGCTTAAATTTCTCAATTGCCTCGTCTATCTTATTGCACATACCTATTGTATGCTCACCAACAATAAAAGGATCTTGTCTCATCCAGCAGTATTTCATAAAATCTAATTGATGTCTGCGGGCTAATTCCGCACGAGCGTTTGTTTTACGCCTCGGGGCTTTCACCTCCCGATTACTTACCTCCGGCCTTGATCTTATCAATCTCGGCCTCCTTCTCTGCTATTGCCCTAACCTGATCTTCGGTGAGTCCAGACAGGTCATCGGTTATATTTTCGGTTTTATCGTCCACTTCAACACTATGATATGTCGGTAAAGTTCTGTCATACCATATTTTAGCAGCTCTCATATCACCTTTCTTTGCTCTTGCTAAAACGACTTTATTTAAAGCGGGGACTTCTTTTAACATTTCAATTCTTAATTCATGAGGGAGCTTAGGTCTTCCCTTTGGATTATGTATTTCGCCCTTCTTGAATGGAGGTTTTAAATTAGCAAGTTGTTTAGCTGTTCGCATAGTTATTGTTTTGGCTTTTCAGGCATTGGAAGTGGAGATTTCCCTTTGCGTGCCCGTGCACTATTTTCACAAAGTGTCTTATGCACCTTATGGGCGTAAGTCCCTTTAAAGTCATCGATTGATTTTTTTCTGCCAAATCCGTCTATTGCATTATTTTTAGCCATCTCATCCTCCACGAAGTATAATATATAAAATATATTATTTTATGGAAGATGTCAAGGGCTATATCGTTTCCCCTATTACTGTGATGTTTGTCGTGTATCCTTCAATCTCATAATAGTCTGGTTCTATTTTATGCATACAGTCATTATTTTTATATTCATCTATTTTGTTTTTAATAATAGCCTCAATCTCGGCTGTGATGTCTATAATTTTTATTATATTGCTTTCGTTCAAGCATCCTCCTGTTTTCGCTGTATTTGTAGTATGCCTAAATTTAATGGATGCCATAGCTTTGAATGCGTACATA